GCCAGAAGTTGGAAAATGTACCCTTCCGAACTGTACTCCAGTATTTGATTGAGAAATTCCACGAACACCGTGCTGAACAAGATGATATTCTTGAAGGTATGGAAAGTCGTGAAGACGTCAAACTCTGTGGATTTGATATGGAAGATGGACCGTGTTGCCAAATCAAGGGATACTGCGATCTGCATGATCACCTTGAGAGGCAATTTGGAGATGAGTTGTACAATGGAATCGAAAAAGCTGGTTCCATGGTGTATGGTAAATTGTCCAAAGACGTTTCTACTTTTGGTGGAGCTGTTGAAGGAGCTGCTTCGTTAGCTCTCTTCACTGCCGCCAAGTACTTTTTGAAACGTTGGAATTGGATTATGATGTTACCGACACCCATTCTCCTCGATGACAGATGCTTGCAGTTTATGGCGTTCCTGAATAAGGATCGTCTTAGGAAGAGGTACATTCAGTACTCTCTTTATCTCTGGATGATTTTGATTTCAGTCGGGTATTTGTGGCCCTCCACTTTGATGTGGACGGCCCTTGCCCTGATTGGTCTTTATGCCCAGAAGCTGCTTGTTATGGTTGTATACCGGGATTTTCGAAGGCGCTTGTTGAAAGCAAATTCGATTGCACCTGCTATTCAAGGAATTCGTGATGAATATGTTGGATACGCTTTAGGTGCGGCCGGTGTGATTACCGTTCTGTATATGATGGCTAAGATCTACCGTAAATGGAGATCATTTGGCGACCAAGGTTCTCTTGAACCCAAGACTCCGGAAGAAGTCAAGCAGCGTGATGCTGAGACTAATCCTTGGAGTGAGGTTTCCGTAAGACCCGTTCCTGTGGAAAGTGTCGATCGTTGTATTACTTTCGACCAACTCTCCAACCAAGTTCAGAAAAATTTGGTTTATGGATCAGTGAAGATCAATGATGATCGTGTCTTGATGGTTAATGGATTGTTTATTCGATCCAACCTCGTTGTCGTCCCTAGTCATTATTTTGAGGTTGACACATTAGATGTCACATTCCGGAAAGTCAATCCGGACACCTTGGGAGGAAAGTTTAAGGTGCGCCTTTCGAAGGCAGCTACCTACCACGTACCCAATACTGACTTGTGTCTTTGTTACGCGAGTTCAGGTGGGTCGTTTAAGGATCTGACCAAATTCTTCCCTAAAGAAAATTTCCCTTTGCACGAGTTCTCGATGTTTTGGAGAGCTAAGGATGGTACTATGAAAATCCTTAAGGGAGTAACTAATCCTAAGATGACTTCGAATGGTGTGTGCACATTCGAAGGCGGAGAGTATGGCAATTTGTCAGAACCCACTTTCCGTGGACTGTGTGGTGCAACTCTTGTCTCTCAAGGCAAGGTTAATGCTATCACCGGTTTCCATCTTGGAGGGAAGGAAGGAACCAAACGTGGTTGTTATGGTTTCCTTTCTTCGGGCAATATTGAAGCAGGTGTTGAATACCTCCGTAATAAGGAGGGAGTTCTAATCACTGGCAGTGCTGAACACTTTGAAAAACAAGTACTAGGCGTTACTGTCGTTAATGATAAACCGCTTCATGCCAAGAGTCCACTGAGGTTCTTACCAGAGAATTCTCAGCTTGAGTACCTTGGCAGTTGTCCTGGACATACAACGGCTAAATCGCAAGTTGCGGTTCTGCCAATTAGTCCTGCGGTTACGGAGGTAACTCGTCAACCCAATATTTGGGGACCTCCGAAAATGAATCCGCAATGGTTTGGATGGCAAACATGTCTCGCGAATTTGAGTGAGCCTGCTGATCCTTTCCCACATGACCTCCTGTCGACGGCTATTCGTGACTATAAAGAACCACTATTGGAAATTTTTCGTAAACCAATGTGGAATGGAGCAAAGCCTCTGGACGATCACATTAATTTGTGTGGAGATCCTGGAGTGCGCTTCATTGACGCCATTAAATTGGACACTTCGGTAGGGTTCCCTTTGACGGGAACTAAGCGAAGATTTGTCACTGAATTGGAACCGACAGAAGAGCGCCCTAATAACCGTGTTCTGGATCCTGTGATCGTTGAAGAAATTCGACGATGTGAGGACTTGTACAGACAGGGTGAACGGGCGTACACCATTGCCAAAGCATGTAAGAAGGACGAAGTACTGGCCAAGGAGAAGTGTAGGATTTTCTATGGAAACCCAATTGCACTGACCTTCTTGATTAGGAAATATTTCCTTCCAATTATCCGAGTCATTCAGATGAACCCTCTGCGCAGTGAATGTGCAGTAGGTATTAATGCTGAAGGCCCGGAATGGCAAGAATTCCATGAGTTCATTTTGGAACATGGAAAAGACCGTATCATTGGTGGTGACTACGGCAAATATGACCAGAAACTTCCATCGCAGCTTTTGATTGCTGCACTGCGAATCCTCATTGACTTTGCACGTGAGTGTGATTATTCAGAAGAGGCCCTTAAGATTATGGAAGCTATGGCTGGCGACATTGTGTTCGCCATTATCGCCTTCAATGGTGATCTCGTTGGATTGACGGAAGGGACCCACATCAGTGGAAATTCCCTAACTGTTATCCTAAATGGAATTTGTGGAAGCTTGAATCTTCGCTGTTTCTTTTACAGCGTTTATCCTGCCCTCTCGTTTGAGGAAAGGAAGGTTTTTCGCGACTATGTGAACCTCGCCACGTATGGCGATGATAATATTGGATCTGTGAAAGCAGGCATTGATAAGTTCACTATCGCAGGTATTTCCAAGTTCCTGGGTGAGTACGGTCAAGTGTATACTATGCCTGACAAGGAAAGTGAATTGCTTGATTTCTTGCCCTTTGAGGAGTTCGAGTTCCTCAAGAGGAAGAGTGTCTATAAGCCAGAACTTGGCTGTCATACTGGAGCTCTCCTCACCTCCTCCATCTTTAAGAGCTTGCATTGTCATCTCCGTAAAAAGAATGACTTGTCTGATAATATGTTAAGCGCTATCAATATTGATGGAGCTCTCCGTGACTGGTTTCATCA